TGAACCGCGCCTGCATCACAAAGCAAGGCCGCAAGTTCGGCACGCATTCCGTCAGTGCGGTGTTGGGAGCAAACGACAAGGAAGGCACGCTGCGGCCAATCGGTCAGCTGCTGGTAACGACGCTCGACAGCATAGAGCCACGGCACTGCGAACTCGCTGCCATGCGTGCAGGATTGTGATGAATAAGAAATTGCCTAAATTGCACCCATGAAGGTTACAATCATGAAGGCGTGCAAGCTGCGCGGCAACAACTGGAAGAAGGGCGATACGCCCAACGTGGACAATGAGTTTGCTGCGGAGCTGAAGGAGAAAGGATACCTCGACGCGCCCAAGAAGAAGACCGAGAACGAATCTATAGAATCAGAATAAAATGGCCATTTTTAACGGAACCAATTTGGGCGTCTACATCGACGGCACCATCATCGCAGCAGCAACGGACTGCTCACTGTCTCTCAACATGGAGACCATCGACATCACTACGAAGGACTCAGCAGGTTACCGCGAGCTGCTCGCAGGTATGCGCTCAGGTTCCATCAGCGTCTCAGGTTTGATTGACTACCAATCTGCGGACAAGGACACTGTCGACTTGTACACCGCATGGGAAAACCGCACGAGCTTGACCTTGAAGTTCAGCAGCGAAATCTCTTCAGACACCAGCTTCACGGCGAGCGGTTTCTTGACCAGCTTGGAGCAGTCAGGCGGCACAGAAGACACCGCTACTTACAGCGCTACCTTCGAACTTACTGGACAAGTAACTGACGCTACTATCGTATGATAGAAATCAACGGCACTGACTACCCTGTGCGCTACTCTATGAAGGCGCTCAAGAAGTTCGAACGCAAGGCGAAGGTCAACGTGTTCAGCTTGTCCGATCCGTCGAAGCTTTCAGCCGAGGCCTGCGCCTTTCTCTGCTTTGTAGGTGTAGAATGCGGCTGCGACTTCGAAGGCGTGGACTTTAACATGGAGCTGCCTGAGTTCGAGGAGCACATCACGTTGGCTCACGTCACCCAGTGCTTCGAAATCTTGGGCGAATACAACGACCAAAAAAAAGCGTAAGCAAAGACGCCAAGCCTGTCGGGTGGCCTGACGTAATACGAATGGGGATGGGTGTGCTGCACCTGTCCCCTTCTTCGTTCTGGTCCATGACGTTTGGTGAGTTGAGCCTTGCGCTGGAGGCGAACAGGGAGACCGAGGAGATGAAGGAGCGCTTCGAGTGGGAGCGCACGCGATGGCTGGCCACCATCTACATGCAACCGCATCTACGGAAAGGCCGTAAATTGCGACCAAAGGATTTGATGCAATTCCCTTGGGAGCGACCAAAGCAGAACGCAAAGAAACTGACTAAGGAAGAGCTAAGAAAAGTAATTGAAGAGCGCGACAAATGGCAAAGCTGAATGACCTCATAGTTACGATAGGCGCACAGACTAAACAGTTTGACAAGGCGCTTGGTGCGAGCATGTCCAAGATGCGCAACTTTGGACGCAGCACGAAGCGGCTCGGCAAGAACATGACTATGGGCCTGACGGCGCCCATCGCCGCGCTCGGATTCACAGCCGTCAAAGCATTTGACCAGCAGGCCAAGGCCATTGCGCAGGTAGAGGCAGGCCTCAAGTCTACAGGCGGACAGGTAGGCTACACCTCGAAGCAGCTGCAGAAGATGGCCAGCGACCTGCAGAGCAAGACGCTGTTTGGTGACGAGGAGATTTTGAAGGACGCCACGGCGCAGCTACTTACGTTCACGAACATCACGGGCGAGCAGTTTGCACAGAGCCAGCAGGCGGCGCTCGACCTCGCCACGCGATTGGACGGCGACCTTAAAAGCGCGAGCATCATGTTGGGCAAGGCGCTCAACGATCCAGTGGCAAACCTCAGCGCCATGAGCCGCGCAGGTATCCAGTTCAGCGAGGACCAGAAGGAGGTCATCAAGGCGCTTGCTGAAGGTGGCAACATGGCTGAAGCTCAGAGCATCATCTTGGAGGAGCTGAGCAGGCAGTACGGAGGCAGCGCCGAGGCAGCAGCAAAGGCTGGCACGGGTGGCCTCAAGCAGCTGCAAAATGCGTTCGGCGATTTGCAGGAGGAATTCGGCAAGGTCATCATGGACTTTCTGCCGCCAGTGATTGACGGCCTCAAGAACATGCTGGCTGCTTTTCAAAACCTCGGACCCGAGGCCAAGAAGTTCTTGGTGATTGGCGCAGGTATAGCCGCCGCGCTTGGTCCGCTGCTTGTCATCTTGCCTTCTATCATTCAAGGCTTCATGATGCTCATCAGTCCTGTGGGATTAGTAGTGGCTGCCATCGTAGGCCTCGGCATCGCAGTAGTCACCTTTGCCGATGAGGTAGCTGGACCAATCGCAGAGGTGGTCAACTACTTCATAACGCTGTACAACGAAACTGCAGCGGTCCGCGCAATGGTAGGAGCTATAAAAGGTACGGTTCAAACCGTCTTTGATTTCTTTGCCTTTGCCGTCAACAATGTAATCGCAGCCCTCAAAGACTTGGGTGCAATCATATCCGCGATTTTCGAGAGACGCTTTAGTGATATTCCATCCTTGATTGGCCAAGCCTTTTCTGACGCTGCTGATCGCGCTATTGAGTTTGGAAAGAAAGCAGGCGAGAACATTCGCACGGGCATCGAAGAGGAGTTGAAGCGCGAGCCTATTGAGCTGGTAAACAAGGACGCTTTGGCTGAGCAGCTTCGCACGCTAGGCGGATTGACTACCATGTTCTCAGGTATGACTGCAGGCGGTGCGGCTGACGCTGCAGGTGCAGGCGGTCCAGCTGTCGCTGTGCCTGCCACTCTTAACATCGTGGACATCGACATGCCTGAGGACATAGTCGAGGAAGAAGATATTGACGCTGTCATTGCGACTGCAAAGTTGGTGCAGGACCGCGTCGACGCTATGGCGCAAAACATTGCAGGCTTTGTGGATAGCGCCTTCAGGCAGATTGCAGACGGCACGGCTACGTTTGAGCAGGTCATGACCGACATGTTGAAACAGTTGGCCATGCAGCTGGCCTCTCTCATTGCTCAGTTTGTAATACTGTCAGTCCTCATGCCTAGTGCAGGCATAGTAAAAGGCGGCCTTGGCAAATTCATAGGCGGCGGCTTTGGCATTCCAATGATGGCCAACGGCGGCTTGTTCAGCGGCGCTTCGCTTGCGATGGTGGGTGAAGGCTCAGGTACAAGCTCCATCAATCCTGAGGTGGTGGCACCGCTCGACCGCTTACAATCCATGATGGGTGCACAGCAGGTGCAGGTGACAGGCCGCATCTCTGGACGCGACATCTTGCTGACCAGCGAGCGCAACGCAATTGACCGTAACCGTGTAAGAGGATACTGATGGCTGACCCGATACGACTGTTTGCAGAGTTCAAAGACGACGAAGGCACCGACTGGCGCCTGAACATCCATGACGCTGACTACGTTGGCAGCGCGGTCGAGTTCAACCTCGGCGCCGACGGCTTCGTGCTGCGCTACAGCGGCAACAACGAAGACCGCCACCAATCGGTCATTGGCAGCGAGGTGACCTTTACCTTGACGGAAACGGAGACGGCACACGAGACGTTTATGGATTTGCTGGCGACGTCAGCTGAGCAGCGCTTTAGCGTAAGCATACGCAAAGACCCTGACGGCACCGATGACTTCTACTGGGGCGGCGTGTTGTATCCTGAACAAGTAATTCGACCGTATGACGCGCAGCCGATACAGAACACACTCACAGCAGCCGACGACCTAGGCAACCTGCAAAACATACTGTACGACAACGACGGCACAGCGTACACGGGTCAGGCGTCAGTAGTTGAACACGTGTTGAACTGCCTGAACAAGACGCGAGCCACGCACCTCTGGAGCACGGATGACTTCCTGTATTACGTCAACGACTTCAACAGCTCGGATTATGTAGGCAGCAACCAGCTGAACGACACGCGCATCAGTCATTACGGCCTTTACAATCCTGACGACAATAATGAGAATCAATACTTCAGCGCGTTCACGGTGCTGGAAAACTTGGCCAAGGTCTTCAACGCTCGCGTCTTCCAGTCTCAAGGCAAGTGGTGGTTCCTGCCTGTAGGTGCGCAGAAGTACAGCCAGACGCTGACCGTAGAAGGCACGCAGAAGGACGGCACGGCGTTGACGCAGCAGGGCCTTAGCGCAGCCAAGGCGTTCAGCAGCACGTTCCAACGTCTCAAAGGTTATGAGTACACGTATCTGACGCCGCTCAAAAAGGTCAGCAGGACGCGTAGGTATGACGGCAATTGGCCTATCATTTTGGATAGCGTATACACGGAGGCGGAGTTTGGCACTACCAAACCTGATACCGACATTGACTACAACACTGGGACCGTCTTTGCTGTAAGCGGCACGCTCATTTACAGCTACGACGGCGACGGCACCAGCACGGAAAACGACCGCGTTGGACGTGTACGTTTGCAGTTTATGATTAAGGCAGGCACCAAGTACCTGCAGCGCTTGGTGACTTACTCTGGATCGGAGCTTGTCTTCTACGGATTCGGTGACGCTACGGACTGGCCGTACGAATACACAAGCCACGTATATGGCGCCACAGCTTGGCAAAGCTCAGTGGCCAACTACAACATCGTCAGCGACATATTTGACAAAAACGAAGGCGGCACGATTGAACTGCCTTTCTACATCTTGACGCCTGCACTAGCGACCGACGAGACAGGCCTCGACATCATGGTGAAAATCTTTGGCGTGGACGATGACGGAGCCAACAACACGAACCTCGTGGCTACATCGGGAGCTGACTACAACATCAACGTCCTGCGTGCAGACATAGTGGAAGGCACAGCGCTTGGCGACACGGTTGAGTTTACGGCTACGAATAGCGACGACGCACGCGGAAGCATTGACCAAGGCGAAGTCATCTTTGGCGATGAGGAAAGCGTCAACGCCGATGGCATCATACGTGTAATTGTAGGAGCCGACGCAGTCAGTACGGATTCGTGGGACAGCTTGAACGACACAACGGCCAACCTAGGCTTGAACCGTCTGGGCGTGCAGGAGATACTGGCAGGCCAGCGCAAGGCTACCAAGGTGCAGCGCGGCGAGGTATTTGGCAGCGACATCTACATGTGGCAGGTGATTGACGACAGCAGCGAATACTACGCGCTGTTTGAGATGACGTATACGGCGCGGCCTGTGTATACGCAGCTGGAGGCCTTCTATCTGACGCAGGACTCATCGACGGTTACCACGGCTATTGGCGACGCCATCAACGTACATGATCCAATTATCAATGACCCAATCGTAGGCATCACTGGACGCGCTGAAGCGTTCAACCGATACGCAGGCAACGGTTATGCGCAAATTGGCAGCCGTGACCAGAGCGTTGTTCGAGTCATCGCAAGCCGAGCCGCTTCCACGCAATCTGTGAACGATACGGACCGGCACATATTCAACACGTGGTCAGGCGCGAATGGCTTTGGCAGAATTTTCTTACCACCGATTGCAGAGAGCGAAGGCCGTGCCATTATGTTCCATAGTGACGGCACGATAAGCGCAAACACCTACGTGACGCTGTTGCCTGACCCTAGCGATACGAGTACAACGATTGACGGCGCAATCAGTTACGATTTCAATCGCGCTTATGATGGCATCACTATCTTGGGCCACGAAGATGGCAACTGGTATATTATTCAAAAGAAGGACAAATGATTTATGAGATGGCGATGGCATTGCTGCCAATCATTGCAGGTATCGTTGGTGTTTGGGTGAACCTCAACAGCACGGTCGCACGGCTTAAGAGCCGCGTGATTCAACTCGAGCTGCATCAGGACGAACTGAAGCGCGACATCAAAGAACTTTTGCAGGCCGTCCACAACATCGAGATAATGTTGGCCAAATTGCACGCCGAATGATTTTCATTATCTTGGCTACGGTATTTGCGAATATGGTGTACAAAGCGCGCGAATACGGCCGCGCCGACATCGCCGATCTGATTATCGCAGTTGCCGCCCTTGGAATCGTTTTCTCATGAGATACTTCAACTACCATGAATTCGACAGCCCCGACGCAATTGGCAGCGGCGAGCACATGATGGACGAAGATTTTTTGGAGATGCTCGACCGCGCCAGGCACTTAGCCGGCGTACCGTTTAAAATCAACAGCGGTTACCGTACCAAAGAACACAACAAGAAAGTCGGCGGCAAACCGAACAGCGCGCATACCATGGGCTGCGCTGCTGATATTCATTGCGTGGATTCCAGGAAGCGTTGCTACATCTTGGGCGCGCTATTAGAAGTCGGATTCAACCGCATAGGCATCGCAAAGACGTTCATACACGTCGACAATTCGTATGATGCCAGCCACGACGAAGACGTAATTTGGTTGTATGATTAAACCACACCGGCCAAGATTAACCGCGCAGCAGGTAAAAGCCCTGGACTTCATCCGGGCAAACGAACGGCGCATCTTGGTCGTAGGTGATTTGCACTGCCCTTTCGAGCTTGACGGTTATTTCGAGTTCTGCGTGGAGCAGTACGAAAACTTCAACTGCAACCACGTCGTTTTTATCGGCGACATCCTCGACAACCATTACAGCAGCTACCATGAAACCGACCCGAATGCGCTGGGCGGTTCGTATGAGCTGCACGAAGCTATTAACCACGTAGCAAAATGGGCTGAAGCCTTCCCGGTTGCAGATGTGATCATCGGCAACCACGATCGGCTTATCATGCGCAAGGCGTTTAGTTCGTCCGTCCCGAAGGAATGGATTAAGGATTACAACGAGGTGCTGGGCACGTCCTGGAATTGGTGCGACCGCAAAGAATACGACGGCGTGCAATACGTCCACGGCGAAGGCGGCACGGCCAGGAACAAGGCCAAAAACGATATGCAAAGCACGGTCCAGGGCCATATTCATACGCAGGCGTACTGCGAATGGATGGTAGGCAACAGCTTTAAAATTTTTGGAATGCAGGTAGGTTGCGGTATTGATCGGGACAGCTACGCGGCTGCATACGCCAAGCACTTTAAAAAGCAAGCGATTGGTTGCGGCGTAGTCCTGGGCGGCCATACGGCAATCAATTGTTTGATGCCTTTGTAACTTGCCGTCAAATTCTTAGACATGGGAGAACTTATCCAAACTTACTGGGCCGAGATTATTTTAGCCCTGATGGCCTTTGTAAAGGTTATCGTAAACCTGACACCAACCGAAGCTGATAACAAGGTATTCGGCTGGCTCGATACGCTTATCAACGCTATTGTCGCCGACCGACGCAAGGAACGTCGAGAGGCGCGGAAAAATGATTAACTTGCGTCCTGTGTAGGGATTTGCATTTAGTTGCTTTTTTCATCAGGTTACATTTGTTTTGATTCGAAGGGAGGCCGAACGCGGCTTCCCTTTTTTTATGCCGCAAAAAAACTTCGAAAAAGTTTGCGTAACGAAATAAGTTGCGTACATTAGCACCATGAACAACGAACAAAAGCAAAAAACCATGAAAATAGAAGCGCAGAATTTGACGGTTGGAATGGACATCAAATGGGGGCCGATAGGCTATAAAATTACGAAGCTCGAAAAAACCACATTTACGAATGGAAAACCTGCAATCGAAGTGTTTGGAACCTATCATGAGCATGTAGTTGGTAAAGGCAAATACCGAAAAACAATTCCCGCCGGAAAAAAACCGCAAAAACTTAAAAAATTCCATGCGTCTACAGCAATAGCCTTAGCATAATGAAAACGGGAGCGGCTACGGTCGCTCCCTTTAATACCTAAAACAATGTGGAGAGAAGGCTACGACTACCCCAGCGACGACGACGACCAGGAACAACCCGACCTGCTCGACCAAGCCGACGAAGCATACGAACGAATCAACGACAAATGAAGATTACAAAACCTATCTGCGTACGTAGCAGCGTACACGTAAAGCCAACGCGCGACTTTAACGCCTGGCAGGAAGAAATGGCCGAAGAACGCCGATTCGAATTACTTATGAGCAAATTCAAGGCCGATCTGATTGCAGCCTACACAAACCGGAACAAATGACGAAGACTCAAACACTTGAGCTGATTGATGAGCAAATCGACCGCACGTATGATCAGCACGACATGGAATTGATAGACAAGGCCACGCTGAAACTCAAACTTAGTACGCTGCGGTTGATTAAAGAATACGTTAAACAAATCACATCCCTACAATGAGCGCAACACACGAACTGAAAGCGTTATCGGACAAATACGATATGCGCGCTGACCATTTCCACAAAGACCAACGCGGCTTTGTCATCATGACCCGGCGAGGCGTGGAACACGTGCAAGCCAAAATAAAGGCCGTGGTTCGCTTTGAAATAGTCCCGGAATGGTCTGACCCCAGCGACGGGCGATATGTCATTAAAGCGTACGGAAAATGCGAACTGGGGCAAGTAGAAACATATGGCGAGGTGAGCAAAGGCAATAACCGGAATGCTTACCCCATCGCAATGGCCGAAAAACGCGCTTTGTCCAGGGCGGTTTTGAAGCTCGCAGGCTTTTACCAGCATAACGTTTACGGCGAAGACGAGGTGGAATGATGCAAATCATTATACGTTTAAACAGCTATTGTTGATGCAAGATTCCACATTATATGCCTAAACAGCTGTCAAGAATTTACAAGCAAAATCAACATGAACGACCTCGACGAGTTTTTCGAATCGGTTGAAGCCGACCAGGAAGCGCACCAGGATAATTTGCGGGATTACGCGCTGCATCTGCTCAGTACGTCGACCATGAAGGACGACGACGAAGGACTTACCGACGAGATAATCGAAACCGATCCCACGCCGCATCGATGGCGCGAGATTTTCGAACGACTACAACTGAACCAATTGCGGGCGATTGACCTGCCGAATTGGTCACAAACTGAATTCACTAAATCCTATAAAAAACATGGAATTAATCTTTGAAGGCGTAGTGCGCCGAATCAACCAGCCGCAGGAATTTGCAAGCGGCTTCCGCAAATGCGAAGTGCATATCGAAGTGCCGGACGGCGAATACAGCGACATCTTACCCGTCGAGTTCATTAAGGACATGGCCGACGAGGCGTTAGGCCTTACACCGGGCGAACGGCTGAAACTGCGCTGCAACATACGCGGCCGTGAATGGGACGGCGGCGAAAAAGGATACCGCGCGTTCCTGAGCTTGACAGTTTGGAAATACGAGCTGCTCAACCCCACGATAAAGGAACAGGTAATGCAGCAGGCAAACGCACAACCCGCAAAAGCCGATGACTTCCCGTTCTGAATTGCGCTGGGTAGTCAAGCTGCCCGAGTACAAAACGCAGGTACGGTTTGAGAACCTGAAAAGTTGCCAACGGTACTGCCGCGATCTGCACCAAAAAAAGATTAAGTATGAATGCACCTTCTATTATGAACCTCAAGGACTTTCTGAAAGAACACTTTGAGAGCCTGGACGAGGCGGCCGATATGATGGACGTATCGAGGCGAACCGTGGAAAATTACATCTACGTCAACCCGTGCGGCATCTTGAAGCACAGCGCGAAGTTCGTGCAGCGCAAGGACGTAAACCCGCTCGACTTGTTCGACGCAGTAGCCGAGAGCATGGAGCAGATAAACGAAGTAAAGGCCAAACAGTGAGCCGCAAGTACGTGAGCATACCAATCGACATTTGGAATCTTGGCGAGCTGCACCCAAACGAACGGGTGCTGCTGGCCGAGGTTCTGAACTTCGAAGCCCAGGGCAAAGAATGCTTTGCTTCAAACGCGCATTTTGCCGATTTGCTGAACGTATCAGAGGCGACCGCCCGGGGCTACATTTCCAAGCTTTGCAACGCCGGTTTTTTGGTTCGCGAAGGCGACAGGTACAACCGACGACTGCGTAAATCTGCGCAGACGAGTGCGCAAATCCGCGCAGACGAGTGCGTAAATTCACGCAAACGAGCGCGTAAATCCACGCAAACGAGTGCGCAGAATTCAGCACATAA